GCGTAGGTGTGGCAGATAACAATGGAGATATCCAGTATGGACCAGTGCTCTTTGATGATGCACCGTGTAATGCTATTGCCTTCAAGGACCGCTTTGCCTACCTTACAACTTTAGTAGATGGTGCAGCAGGACTTGTACGAGTAGATCTATCTACAGTAGTCCTTGCTAATGCTTTGATTTTCCCTTGGGCTTGGGACTTGGTTGCAACAGGAACTACCACCACTGCTAGCCAGATTGCTTTCTTTGGTAACTCAGACAGGATTGCATTTACCAATGGCAATAATACCTGGGCAGAATCTACAACCAACCTTGTACCAAGTGGGTACCTGCGTACTGGTTACATCCGATACAACACACTAGAGGCTAAAATCTTTAAGTTGATGCAAGCTCGTGTGGATACCACTAATGGTGGCGTTACTATCCAATCAGTAGATGCTTCTAATAACTTCTACACTATTGGTGTCTTTAATCAAGAGTCTGCTGTACCTCAGATCAACATTAACTATCCACAAACTGCCCAAGAATATCTTGGCTTTAAGTTTACATTGACACGTTCTACTACTAATGCAGCCAAGGGACCATTGTTTACTGGTTACCAGCTGCGTTCGCTACCTGCAACACCACGTCAGCGACTCATTCAGTATCCATTGTCTTGCTTTGACCACGAGACAGATCACTTCGGAGTCGAGGTTGGTTTTGAAGGTGCAGCCTATGATCGTATGTCACAACTAGAGTTAATAGAAAACAATGGAGACACCATCCAGATTCAAGACTTTAGAACTGGTGAGTCATACCTTGGCATCATTGAGGAAATGGATTTTAGAAACAACACACCATCAGATAAGCGATTCTCTGGCTACGGTGGATTGCTCTTAGTAACCATTAGGACGGTCTAATGCAGGCACAAGACTACGCAACAGTAGCTGTTGCAGTAATGACAATCGTAGGCGGCTTTGCCACTGGTGTTCGTTGGATGGTTAAGCATTACCTCAATGAACTCAAACCTAACTCTGGTAGTTCACTTAAAGATTCGGTAACAAGATTGGAGCGACAGGTTGAAGAGATTTATCGCATCCTTCTTTCTCGCAATAACTCTTAGCGGTTGTTCATACCAAGGCTGGGTTCGTTATCCTTGTCAAGAATTTGAAAACTGGGAAAAGCCTGAGTGTAATCCTCCACAATGCGAGGTAACAGGCAACTGCACTATTGATCTACTACCAGAGGTATTTGATGAAGCGCCCTGAAAGATATACACCTGAAGAACTCCACGCTAGATTGATTGTCAGTATTGGCATCATCTTAGCAATCGTATTTGCTGGCTCAGTGTTCTCATTACTCTGGGCTTTAGTTTTTGTAACTCAACCAATGAAACAAGCACCTAATGATGCAGCCTTTATTGATTTAGTTTCAACCCTGACTGTGTTCCTTACTGGAACTCTAGCTGGAATTGTATCTGCCAATGGACTCAAGAGTAAGAAGAAGGATGATGAATCAAGATGAAACCTGTTGCAAAGAAAGCCACACCTGCCGCTATTGCTGTCCTTCGACAAGCCACAGCGATATCGCCTTCTCGGAAGAAAGCCTCAGATGGATTACTACCATCAGCAGCACACATCCATCAGAATCCTAACTCAGACCACAATACAGGTTATGCAGTAGACCTAACAGATGATCCTAAGAATGGGATTGATTGCACTGATATTTTTGAGAAGCTAAAGGAAGACAAGAGAGTTAAGTACCTGATATTCAAGGGAAAGATCTGGTCTGCAGAAAAGGCTAAGCAAGGCAACAGAGTTTATACCGGAAGCAATAAGCACAATAAGCATCTACATATTTCAATCAATGACGATATGGGCAACGACACTAGCCCTTGGTTCTGGTGGATGAATCAACCAAAGATCATCAATCAGATTAAAGCCAAAGCAATACCTGCACCAACAAAGAAGTTGGCACAGGAAGAGGTTTGTACCTGTTGCAAGTTGCACGGTACAAAGTAAAAGCAAAGGAGTCCGTAATGGAACAATTCAAACAAATCGCACTATCTTGGTTCCGTGCAGCAGCGTCAGCTGCGGTAGCACTTTACCTTGTTGGTGAGACTGACCTAAAGACACTAGGTCTTGCAGCACTATCAGGTGCAGCAGGTCCAGTACTTAAGTGGCTAGACGCATCTTCACCACAGTTTGGTCGTGGGTCTAAGTAACCCATTAGCGCGAGGCAGAGAGAGGCCGCCCTTCGGGGCGGCTTCTTTTTTTGTCCCTAAAATATGCCAGAGTTTGAATCATCTGATAGGTGAGTCTTTAATCTGTGACAGTTAGCGCAAAGAGTTTGTAGGTTAGATGGGTCGTTGTTCCAACGGTCACCGTCTTTGTGGTCTACATCAAGCTGGCTAATGTGTACTGGTATGAACCCACACTGTTGACATTCTGTGCCTTTGTACTTGGCGTATGGGTAGACGCTGTTGTTATAGGTTCTCTTCCATACTGTACGACAGCGGTATCTACTAGTAAGCGGGTTCTTCTTATCTCGTAGCTTGATCTTAGTGGGGCCACAAATAGAGCACGTGGCAGTGCGTTCTTGCTCGTTATGGTCAGTGAGTTTGTGGTGCATCTTTATCTACTGGACAAGGTACGCATACTAGGTTACCGCAGTTGACACAGGTAGCATCAAGGAAGTACCAGACCAGCTCGTAGTCTTCAAAGGAGGCCATAACGTTAAAGACCTGAGAGCCACACGGACACACGTGAAGTGGTCCTAAACCCCGCAGATCGGTCCCAAAAGGCTCAGGAAGGGTATTCCTGCGCCATCTAAACGATGGCAGGATTGGTAGACGGAACCGCAGGGTTACTGTACGGTTACTGCTGCGGCCCCTAGAGGGCCGCCTGTCCTGTTTAATTCGCCTCACGGCTCATATTGTAACGCCTAGTAGGTGTCGCTATGCGACGACACGCCGATGTACTGATAGACTCTCTAGTATGACCACAATCGCAGCTTTGGAAGGTATTGATTACGCTGTTCTAGTAGCTGACTCACAGATTACTGAGGACAACCTAGTAACGTTAGCAACGAGTACGCCGAAGATTCTTGAGGTGGGTAAGTATCTCATTGGTATCTCAGGTGATACTAGACCTGGTGACATCCTTGCCTACAACTGGAAGCCACCTGTTTACAAAGGTGAAGACCCAGCACAATTTATGGGTAAGAAGATTATCCCAAGTATTCTCACAGCATTTAACGACAACAACTACGACTACAACAAGGTGGACAAAGATGGTGGCTTCGATTATCTCATTGCTTTTAACGGCAACATCTTTCGGATTGCTTGTGATCTCTCTTTTTTCCAAGCAAATCACGGAGCGTATGGCATTGGTAGTGGGGGTCAGCTTGCTCTTGGCTACCTGTATTCAATCTGCAAACCTGATATGGAGTTAGCCTATGCAAAGAGACACGCCCGTAAAGCCGTAGAGATTGCTTCGGTCCTTGACGCCAATACTGGTAAGCCTTTACAGTTGGTGGTGCAGGAACGACTCTAGGAGGAGTTATGGAAGCACAACTAATACCTATGACAGATGAATATGCTGCAAAGTATTTTCATCGTATGGGTTGGCAGTCAGCAAGATTGACACACTCATTTAATCCAATGGCAATGCGAGAAGTAATTGCACAAGAGATTGAAGAAGTAAGAGAACGATATTTGGAGCTTGCTAAAGATAAAGACTCAGAAGATTATCAATTCTATAATGGCTATTGCAATGCTTTGTTCCTTGCAATTATGATAGCAAGGGGTAGAAGTGCTTGATCTCATTAAGGCAATTCAAGATGCTAGTTATCACATACCTCAAGATGAATTCAAAGAGATAGAAACGGGTAATCCTTCTGCTTACATACGAGGAATTACTAATGGTCGCAATCAAGCGATTGAAATGATTAAGGAGTGGATTGATGCACACTGACCCAAAGGAACTATTACTTACTGCTCTGCTTGCAGGGGACGCAAAGCGTTCACGATCAACACAAGTACAGATTGGTCCATCAGAGGTAGGTGGCTGTCGCCGTAAGGTGTGGTACCGACTTAACGATCAACCTGAAACTAATGACAATGAACTAAAGCTCGCTGCGATTATGGGTACTGCTATCCACGCAGAGATTGAACGAGCACTAGCAGATAATCCAGATGT